TTACGTCGTCCCCAGCAGGGTACGGAGATGGTCGCGTTCTGCCTCCGCCGCAGCGCGCGCCGTATTCGCAGCATCGAGTTCGGTCGTGAGGTCATGGACCTTGGTTTCCAGCGCCGCAATATGCAGCTCTAGCCGGCCGATGCGGTCACGCAGTGGCTGCAGCATTTCCAGCGCGGCGCCTTGGATCACGCGCGCGGCCTGCGCCGTGTCAAGGCTGGTCGCTGCGGACTCTCGGCGGCGGCCGAAGATCCAGTTCACGAGTGCGACGAGCGCGCCACCGAGCGGCGCCGATATCACGGTGGCCAGCCACGCCGAACTCATTCGGCATCCGCCAGCGCCGTGGTGAGTTGCATCGCGGCCGCGGCACGGACCACGCGCCGCCGGTCCCGCATCGCGGTCACCGACCGCGTGAGAGACCCTAGCGCGACAGCCGAAAACATCGTGATGCTCGCCCACGGCCGGCCATCGAGCGCCGACCACATCACGACGGCGTAGACGCCGAGTTCGACGCCGACGATCATTGCGCCGAGGGCTTCGAGCGCGAGGCCGTGCAGGAGGTGCCGCGCTGGTACGGCGACACCGACGAGTGCGAGCCCTGACCCGACGAGGAGCGCGACCTGCCACACGACCGCGATAACGCCGCTGGTCTCGTCTGTCAGGCTCGCCGCGGCTGCGACGTCTGTCAGGTACAGGACAGCGAGTATCGCGACACCGAGATAGCAGGCGACCGCTACCGGGTGGTGTCGTGACGTGATCGCGAGGGCGCGGGCAGGCATGGGGGTTAGTCGCTTCCGGTGATCTGCTCGGTGTTGGTGGCGGACGGTCCGCCGCCCATCGCGCCGGACCCGACCGACGTCAGCACGGACACGATCGCGGCCGTGGCGGCGATCCCGAGCGCCTCGCCCCAGGTCTGGTCGAGGACGCTGGTGCCGACGACGATGAGTGCGACGAGCGCCTGCGCGAATGTCTTTACGGCGCGTTCGGTGGTTGCTTTCCAGAATGCGGCGGTGGTCATTCGTTGGCCTCCATGATGTCGAGGATTGCGGGCACGAGCCACAGCAGCGCGGATAGCGCCACGGATGCGATGCCCGCCAGGATTAGGACGGGTGCGGGCAGCCTCATTGCTTCAGTCGTTTCGCGAGTTCGTTCGCGACCTGCCCGGCGATCTCATCCGGGATCGCAGCGGCAAGCGCTTTCGCGTCGATGACGTGCGGATCGCGACCGACGAGGGTCGCCACACCCTTACTGATCGACAGCGTGGAGCGGCGCATCTTGTCGAGCACGGTCCGCATCGACTCTGCGCCGCTGCCGCCGTTCACGTTGAATGCCAGTTTGTCGATTTTCTCCAGCCGGTCCTTGATCGCCATAAGCGCGGCGCGCTCGTCTGCCTTCATGTCGTCCTCCTGGATTGCTCCGCCAGCGAGGATCGCGGCGGCCTGTCTGCGTAGCGTCGGCGCGTATGAGCCGATATCGATTTTTTGATTGGTCCACTCCGAGTGCCCGCACGCGTGTGTGAGCGGACTCGTCTTAGTCAGGTAGTGGTACGCGGCGACGATCTTCGGGTACGCGACGCGCTGCGCGTCCGTGAAATCCGTCCCGTCACGGCCGCCGATCGTGCCCTCGCACTCGGTGCCGAACACCGAATCGTTCCCGCTCATGCCGTTGTATCCGCCCGGACCGGCGTGGTTCGCCATTCCCGCAGCGACCACGATCGCGACACCGTTACGGTCCAGGAACACATTGCACAGCGGCCCATCGAGGTCGGGTCGACCGTAGATGCAGATGCCGAGCGAGGGACGCGGCCCGCCGGGGCTCGCGGTCCAGTGCGACACCGACCCGGTTGGATTGAGTCCGGACCAGCCGCGCGTGCCCCAACCGTCCACGACCTCGACCGTGAGCCCGAAGCGACGCAGTGCGTTCGGTATGCCTAGTTGGTACGGCATTACTCGACCCGCCCGTCACTGTCTACATTCCGGCCCTGTCGGGAATCCGCCGCGGTCCGCGCCGGGACCGATCCAAGAATGCGGAATCCGTCGCGGTCGCGCGGGGTCCAGCCGTCTACAACCTTCGCCCGCACGCCGAGCCGCCGCAGCGCATCAGGCAAACCTGGATGATTTGTCATTACTCGACCCGCCCGTCTGGATCGGTAAGGCCCTTCGCTACTGGGTCCTTGTCGGGGTCGTAGGGCTCGATCGCGACGTCGATCGGCGTATTGGCGTAGTCAGCCATGCGGCTGTCACGCTCCACATCCCAGCCCTGCCGGGTATCCATAACCATCACTCCTAGACGTGGATGCGGGGGAACAGCGCGCTACACGAGATCCAGCCCGTGCCGCTTCCCGCGGTTAACTCGATCTGGCCATTCGTGCGGATACGCAGCCCGGTCACGCCGTTCTGCCCGTGCACGGGTACCCACGAGTCCGCGACCTGCAGAGCGCCGATATGGTCGCCAACATTGCCGATCGGGTTAGTCGTGGAGGACGACGCGACGATCATTCCGTCCGTGACCAGGCCCGCCGAGGTCATGCGCCAGCGCAACCCCGGATATGACTGGGAACCAGCGAATGTTCCCCAGGGCGAGTTGTAGGTGACGGTCTTCCAGTCACCGATCATGACCCGCTTGTCGATGATCTGCGTCGCGGTCTGTGTCTGTGTTGACGGCGGCAACACGAACGTCGCCACGAGCAGTTGATAGTTGCCGGTTGGCGATTGTGTGGGCGATGTATCCACGCACTTAGCCGCGATGATGTTCGTCGTCGGGTTCAACTCGATGACGACGTACATCGTGCGGCTAGTCGCCAGACTGTTCGGGGTGAACGTGACAGCGAGCGAGGTCGTGTTCTCGTACATGTGGCCGTCGACCCACGCGCTACCCGCGGACACGTTGATCGTGTTCACCGGCCCGACGCTGACCGCGAGGCCGGACACGACACCGGGCGGAGACCACAGCCGGCCCATGCGCCGCCATTGGGTCTCGGTCGCGTTGTCGCCGTTGCCGTCGTCGAACGGGTAATACAACTCTGCCATGCGGCTACAGTGACCGCGGGCGTGTCAGTTAGGCGGCGCCCTCGATCTGCTGCAGCCGCCGCGACGTCTCACGCTGCCCATTCACCAGCGACACCGACCCGTCCTCACCCACTACCGGTGAGAACACGACACCGCTAGGCGTCGCCTCCCACTGGACCTGTTGCACGCGGTCCACGATTTCCCGCAGGACGATCGGGCGGCCGTCCCATCGCTGCCCGTCGACCACGACCCTGACCTTGTCCCCGAGCGCGTAATGCTCTCCGTAGGTCAATGCGGGCGTGGCCTCGACGCGGATCGTTTCCCGCGCCCCGTTCTTCGCCAGTTCGGCCTTGTTGTCGGCGTGCATCTGCGTCTTATCCGACTCCGACCGCTGGTCACGGAACAACTCGATGTGGCGGTGGTAGCGGAACTCGTCCGCTTTCGCGTCCTGCGCGATGATCCGCGCCGTCAATTCACCCGTGCCGGCCGCGATCACCTGCGTCGCTGTCGGCGCCGACTTCCGCCACGTCAAGTCACTGACCGTTCCCCGCCCAACACTGAACACGGCCCACATCGAGCGGTCCTTTGGCTGGTATACCTCGAATGTAGGGTGGCCGCTCATCTCACGCGTGATGCGGAAACCGACGCCACCCTTCAACGCGGCGCGTTGCAGCGTGTCCAGCAGCCCAGACCAACGCTCACGCATACTGATCGTTGACCCGGCGACCGGGTCCGGCCCCATCTGCAGGTTGCCGTAGGCGCGGCTCCACGTCCCGAGCACCGGATCACCCATGCGGGTGTGGTCCAGCGCGTACCCCATCATCACGGTCGACGCGGTACCGCTGCGGCGGTCGTGTGACTGCGTGGTCTGGATCTCCGGCCACCGCTGCGGGTCCGGGTAGATGACGCGGTCCTGCAAGATCACTTCCTCCGTGACGCCCCACACCTCACACATGAGTTTCCCGGTTGCGTCCGGGCTGATCTCGTAGTCCTCCATCGGGCCGCTCGTGAACACCGTCCCGCCGGCCGTGAACATAAAGATCGCGTCCTCAGTGGGGATGTCCTGCGAGTCGTACAGCGGGAAACGCGTGTGCCACGCGCCCACGTCGCACCACGTCATCGTGCCGCTCGCTGACGCCGGCGTATGCACATGCCGGTTCACGACAGCATCCGCGTCCGCGTCCGAACCGTTGCGGCGCATCCACCACACGCCCAGCGGCTGCGCCAGACGCGGCGCCGGGATCGCCCCGGCCCAGTCGATCCCGCGCGTGACCGTCACGTTCCCGTGAGTGACGTCCTCAGCCATTTACTCGTCCCCCGTACCCGATACCGCTTGCGGGCCGGTGGACCGCCACGACAACCACCGCGTCCGGTACTCCAGCACGATCCGGCTCGTTGGCCCGGTGCCCGACATGGACGCGCCGATCTCCTGACCGTCCGCGGTGATCGGCCACAGCTGCGACGGCCAGATAACGCCGTCCCACACGTCGACGCCGAGCGCGGGGTTGTCGCCGTACCCGCCGACACCGATCGTGGTCGCGAGCGGATCAAAGTCCACGTTGAACCGCGCGCCGGTCGGCATCGCACGCCCGTACCGGAACGAGTCGCCGGTGCTGCTGTAGAACTCCAGTTCGTCGAACGGGCCGTATGCGGTCCATGACGGCCACGACGGCGCGTCCCCGGTAGTGCCTGGAACGAACGATCCGAACGTCGCGTTGGGGTTCAGTTTGATAGGGAAGATCGGGAAGAATTTCCGCTTGGTGTTCTCGCTGAACGTGACGCTCGTCAGGGCGCTGTCGGACCAGAACGGGTCATGCGCGCGGAACCGCAACTCGCCTAGCCACCACGTATCGCCTTCGCGGTCCCTCGACAAGTCGCCTTCCATACCGCCCACGAACGAACACGTGAGGAACCGGTCGAACCCTTCGGACGTGATCCGCAGTAGCCCGGTGCCGCGTTGCGGCGTCAAATGCTGCAACAGCCGCGCCCACTTGTCGAGGTATTCGCCGCGGCTGCGTGCCCGGATCATGACCGCGAGGGTCACGTCCCGCGGTTCGTACCGCCAGCCGCGGAGCCGTTCACCGTGCACGCCGAGGCCCGTGATCGCGTCGAGGGTGTGCGGTGGCGCGTCGAGGCCAGTCGTCCCGTTTTTCAGGACGCGGATGGACCGGGCACTGTCGCCGTGCAGCGTGATCGAATCCCACGTGGTCCCGATCTGGTGTTGCCACTGGATCGTGGTGGTCATCGGTCGCCCCTTGAGTCGAGGTAGTCCATGAGCTCGAGTTCGCGGCGGATCGCTTTAGCGGTCTCGCGCGGGTCCCCGCCCGCTTGGGTGATCGCGAAGTTATAGGTCTTCGTGTCTCCCCCACGGGTCGTCTGCGGCGCCACCACCGTCACGCTCCCGCCCTGCTGCCCCGGATCAGCAAGCACCTTCCCGCTCGCGCGCGCCGCGTAATCGAGGACGTCCATCGACCGCGCCGACATGTCCAGCGGGATGAACGCCTCCTCCACGTCCATGCGGTCACCGCTCACGATCTGGTTCGTGCCGGGCTGCAGCATCCGCGCCCCGGCAGCAAGCGACAGCGACGGGCGTCGCCCACTGACACGGTGCCCATCGACCACGCTCGGCACACCGCCGCCAGCCATGAACCGATAACCACCCTGGTACACGCCGCCGGCGGCAGCGCCACCCCCGCCCAGCAGGCCGGCCCCCAGGCCTTTCACCACGCGGTACTCGGTGACGGTGTAGCTCTTGTCGTTGACCTGTTTCTGGTTCAGCGTTTCCAGGTTCGCTATCACGTTGCCTGCGTTGTCGGTGATCTTGACCGATCCATCGCTCAGCGTGGTCGTGTTCAGGTCGATGTCATCTAGGTTGCTGATGACCGTGCCGCTGTTATCGGTCACAACGACCGTGCCGTCATCCAGCGTCACCGTCTTCAGGTTCAGTTTCGACAGTTTGTTGATGGTCTCCGGGCTGTTGTCGCTGATCGTGATGACGCCGTTCGGCAGCGTCGTCGTTTTCACGCCCACGCCCTCCAGCGAGATCACGGTGGCGGCGCTGTTCGTCGAAATCTTCACGTTCGGGTCCGTCAGGTCAACGATCCCGGCCTTCTCGATCACCGCGTCCAGGTCGGCCTGGGCCACTTCGTCGCCTTCGACCGCGACCAGCACCTGGGTCCCGTCCTCCAACGTCTCCAGTTGCAGGCCGAGCGCGTTAAGTTGCTCCTCGACTTCCGGGAGCAGCGGTGCCTCGACCGTCACCCCGTAGGTGCCGTCACTCAGCAGAGTCGCTTTGCCGTCGATGGCATCGATCGCGCCCTCGACCGACTGCACCCCGGTCAGGGTTAGTTCGGTGACGATTTCTTCGGGCATTCCGCTGTTGATCATGTCGACGACGGACCCGATCCGGGCCTCGGCTTCGGGGCCGTTGTCGGAGATCTTCAGCATTTTCGTGCCGGGGATCTGTTCGACCTCGAACCCTAGGTCTTTGAATTGCTGGACCGTGTCCGCGGTAAGTGCCGTAGTGACGATCGTTTTTTCGTCGGGAGCGTCGATGATGCTGGAGGCGAGCAGGTCGGCTTGCGCTGTCGCGTCGAGTACGCCCGGCATTGTGACGAGCGTGGTCGAGTAGTCGGGGATGCTGATGACCTGGTCCGCGTAGGCCTTCGCTTCGTCCGCGGTCATCCCGAACGAGATGGCTGTGTCGATCAGTGCCGCGCGGGCGTCTTTCTGCGACGCCGTGACTTCCGTGATCGATGACCCGTTAGCCGCCATCGCCGCTGCAGTGTCGTTCGCGCTCTTCGCGATGTCGTCCAGCGCGGCCTGGTTCGCGCGTCCCGCCTCGGTATCGATGTCGAGTGTCGCTCCGTGCTCGGCCAGAGACGCGTTAGCATCGTCCAACGCCGACTGGTACGACCGCTGCGCGGCCGACAAGTCCAGTGCAGCGGCAGCAGCGTCGTCGGCGGCCTTCTGCGCCGCAGCGATCGCTTCCGCTTGCGCGTTGAATGCATCCGCGGCTAGTTGAGCCTCACCAGCGGCGTCGGACGTTGCCCCGGACAGTTCACCTTGCGCATCGGAGAGCGCGTCACTGTGCCCCTTGGTGGCTTCCATCTCGCTGCCCATGCCCGCGAGTTGTTTGATGTTGGCCTCGATCGCCTCGCCCTCATCGGTGAGGACCGAGTGGAAGTTTCCGCCCTTGTCCGCGACAAGCATCGAGTTCTTCGCTTTGTTCGCGGACAGCATCTTGCTTGCGTAGTCGTCGAGTTGTTTCCCGCCCTGCGCGTAGGCAACGATCAGGTCCGACTCGTTCAGGCCAAGTTTGTTGTTCGCCTCGATCAGCGAGTAGGTGGCGTCTTCACGCTTCTTCAGCAACTGCGTCTGCGCGACCTTAGCCACGTTCGCGTCAAGAACGCCGTTGCTCTGGTCCAACGCATCAGCGAGTTCCCGCGCCGCGTCCGCGTTCGCCTGTTGCGCCGCCGCCGCGTCCTGGTTCGACTCCTGGAATAGCGACAGGAGCGTGATCCCCGCAGTCACCGCGAGACCGAGCGGGCCGCCGAACGCTCCCGTGAGGCCACGCATCGCGCCCTTCATGATGCCCGCAGCACGCGTCGTGCCCGTCGCGGCACTCATCACCGACTTCGTGATGCCCTCACCGCCAGCACGCGCGTACCCGTAGGCCTGCATGAACGCCGGGCCAACATCGCGCGCGTTCGTCGCTATGGTCTTGATCCCGGTTGCCGCACCCGTGCCCATCTTCGCGATTGCGTCGCCGCGACGGGACAGCAGTAGCGCAGCTGCGGCGGCTGCCTGCAGCGGCTCGGGTAAGTCGCTGAATAGATCGGCTAGGGTGCCGACGACGCTGATCAACGGCGACGCGGCCTGCAACAGACTCACGAACCCGTTGAGGCCGACAAGGCCCACGGAAGCGGCAGCCGACGCGATCTCGACAAGCCCGTCCACGAGGTCCGGCACAATGTCCGTCAGTCGACGAATAACGTCCTCAGCCTGCCCACCGGTCTGGGTGAAGATCTCCAGCTGCGCGGTCTCGAACGCGGACTGCAGCGACGCGAGCGCACCCGACAGGCCTTTGCTCTTCGCTTCCGCGAGGGCCTGAGCGTTCCCCGCTTTCGTGACTTTGTCCGCGAGTTCGTCGAACCCGTCCGCGCCCTGCCCCGCCATCGCGACCGCGGCACGCATCGCGTCCGTACCGAACGCCGTGCTAGCTGCAGCGTTGAACTGTTCCCGCGTCAGGCGGCCCTGAGCCGACGCGAGTTGCCCTGACAGTTTCTCCATGCCGACGAACTCGCCCGACGCGTCATACGCCGACACGCCTAACTGTTCGAGCGCGGCGGCCTGCTGCTTCGTTGGAGACGCGAGAGCGAGGAGCATCGATTTGAGCGAGGTGCCGGCGTCACTGCCTTTGATGCCGGCCTGGGCCATCGCCGCCAGCGAGGTGACCGTGTCATCGACGCTGATACCGAATGAGTGCGCGACCGAACCGACCTGCGCGAGGCCCTGCCCGAAGTCGCTGATCTCGCCCGTGGCGGCGTTCGCGGCGCCGGCGAGCGTGTTCGCGACCTTGGACGCCTGATCGCCGGACAAGCCGAAAGCGTTCAGGCTGTCGGCCGTTAATTCGGCGGCGGACGCCGCATCTGTTCCGGCGGCGGCAGCGAGTAAGAGCGTGCCCTCGGCGGCGGCCATGCTGTCGCTAGCGGACAGGCCACCTTTCGCGAGAATCTCCATCGCCGTTCCCGCGTCTTTCGCAGACGCGGCAGGTAGGAGCGTGGAGTTGCCGAGCGCCAGGGCCGACTTCGCGGCCTGGTCCATTTCCTTAGCGGTCGCCCCCGACGCCGCCTGAAACTGGTTCATCGACTGCTGGTACTGAGCCCCAGCAGTGAACGTGTCTTTGACGAACCCGACGATCGCGGCAGCGCTGAACGCCTTTGCCAGGCCGGATCGGAGTTTCGAACCCTGTGTTTCCGCGCGTCCGGTGGTCTGCGCGATGGCCTGGTCTGACTGCTGCAGTTTCGTGAGCAGTTCGCCGTTATCAGCGGTCAGAATGTAGGCGAGGGTCCCGACAGTCGCCACAGCGCGGCCGCTCAGTCGTCGAATAACTCCAGGCCCGTGTCGGGATCAGGCTTGTCGTTTGCTTGGATAGTGGGGTTCTCGGTGTCAACCCGCTTGCGTTGATGCTGTTTCGTGGCGCTCGTGGGCGGCAGGTACAGGTACCGGACGCGGAACCACCGCCACGACCGTTTCTGGATCTCGTCAACGAGGTCCAGGCCGTAATGCTGCTGGAAATCGGACTCGACCAGTGGCCACGCCACCAGCAGTTCCGTGTACGGGTTGAACCGCGGCGCGGCTAGCCGATCGAGGTCGACCGAAGGGTCGATCCAGTCAGGCCCGTCAGGATCTAGGAGTTCTCCGTCTGGGCCAATGTTTCCCCCAGGCTCTCAGTGGCCTGTTCCAGCTTCCCTTCCCAATGCATGGCGGCTACCTCACTGCCGTACATGTAGTGGATGAGGAGGGTTTGTTGCAGGTGCCGGATTTGCCGCAGCGTGCAGCCGTTCTCGGCCATCTGGTCGCGGACCTGTTTCGGTATGAGGCCGCGGGAGACGCGTTCTTCGATGTCGGCTTGCAGCAGGGGGTCGTTGACGGCGGACGCGTCACCGGCCTGGATGCGTTTGCGGAGGTCTTCGAGGCGTAGCCGGTGTTCCACGATCCGCATTCCCAGCAGCGCCGGGAGGTCGTCAGCGCTCGACGGGAATCCGTAGGTGTGGCCGTTGAGCGTGAACGCGACCGGTTCGGACTCGTGCTCGGCCATGAAGTCGCGGACTTCGGTGTAGAGCATGGTTGTTTCCTTGTCGGGTAGGAATGGCCCGGTCCGTGTAGGGCGTCGCTGGAACCCAGAAGGGCGGCGCCCTACGCGGACCGGTTCGTCACGGGGTCTCGGGCTCGGTGGCGGGGATCAGGACCATCTCGCCGTCACCCGACAACTCCAGGTTGAACGGGTTCAGGCTGGCCTTATCAGCGCCGCGCGTGCGGAGGTGAACGTTCGCCCAGCCCATGAATCCGGCTCCGGTGACCCGGTTTGTGCGGCGCACGAGGATCTGCGCCTCGTCACCGATCGCGTTGGCCTTCTCCTCCAGGAGCGCCTGAGCAGCGTTGTAGGTGCGGGACCCGTCCGCGGCCTTGGTGAACGTCTTCGTGCCGTCGCAGGCGATCGCCCAAGCGCGGCCAACAATGAACTTCGAGTCCCAGCCTTCACTGTCCATGTCGGTCGCGTCGACTTCGGTGCCGTCGACGGTGAGCGTGTTGGACTGTAGGCCCGGGACGGCCGCCCACACTGGCGTTTCGGCGTCCCCGGTGTTGATCTCTAGTTTGTATTCGCGGGCCAGTTCCTTGCCGGTCTGCTGAGGAAGCGGTGCGGTCATTGGATTCCCAATCTCTAGGCGCTGTAAGTCACTCGGAGGACGAGGGACCACTCGTGTGCGTTGCCGCTTTCGTCGGGGCCTAGCGGTGTCGGCATGTCTGATAGTGGGAGTGCCTGTGTCAACAGGTAGGTGGTCCCGGTGTCGGGGTCGGTGATGGTGGTGTCGGCGCTTCGGGTGTCGTCGCCGAGCGCGCGTAGCAGGTTCTCGGCTAGTGCGCGGCCGGGTTCGGTCAGGTCGCTTTCGGTCCCTGCGTGGCGGACGACGCCGCGAATGTCAGCGGTGACGACGGTGTCGAGGGACGCGGGTTGGCCGGTCGGCTCGAGCCACCACGTGACACAGTCGACCGGCGCGTGGGGTTGGCGGCCCCAAAATGATTGGATGCCGGGTTGGCCGGCGTCAGTGACGAGGCCGGTCTGTGTGGCGTGCTGCGTCCACGCTCGGAGGAAACTCACGCCCGCAGGGTGCGCTGCTGCGTGTCACCTGACGGCTTTGCGGACCTCGGCGGCGATGATGTCCCGGTATTTCGCTTCGTTCTCTTCCGCGGTCAGCGCGAGCCACTTGTACCGTCCGGCGCCCTGGTACGTGAGCCCTGGTTTTTCGTGGACTATCAGGGCATACGGGGTGTTGTACGAGACAGTGGCTTGGACGTGGCGCGAGTTGGTGCCCGCGAACGTCACGGCGGCACTGTTCCGGAGGGTGCCGGTGTCGAGGGGGCAGGTCGCGCCAGCGTCACGCCGCAGCATCTGCCCGGCGACCTTCACACCCGCGTTCAGGCCGCCCTGCGCTTTGCCGCGGTAGTCGCCGTACTTCCGCCCGCTGATGCGCGTGTACGTCGCCATCTAAGTAACTTTCACTTCGTGGTGGTACACGGTGCCGTCGATCATGACGAGTTCGTCGACCGCGACCACGGTGTGCGTCTCGCCGCGGTACGTGACCGTGTCGTCGAGGCCGGGGGCTGGCGACGCTGGCCAGAACAACAGGCCGCTGTAGGTGCGGGTTCGGCCGTCCTTCCCCACGACGGAACCGGTTTTACGTTCGTACCGGACGCGGACAGTGTCGGCGGGTCCGTACACCGGGCCGCCGCCGCCCATACCTGTCAGCGCGCGGTGCTCGACCTTGTGCGGGCGTAGGAACATCGGGATACCCATTAGTAGGCCCTCGCTCGCGCGACGTTCAGTACGCCAGCGCTGCGCAGAAACGCCCACACGCTCGACGACAACGGGACTGCGCCGCTCTCGCTCGCGTTGCCGCTGCTAATGCTGACGTGCCCGATAGAGATCGAATCGGAGGAGCTGCCTCCGGTGTCCGCTTGCCACTCGATCCAAGCGACTAGCGCGTCTTCGAGGAACATGATCTGTCGCTCGGTCGGGTCGGTGGGGATCGTCGCTATAGCAGCGAACGCGCGTAATGCCCGTCCGAGCGACCATTCGATGTCGTCGGGGCGTTTATCCGGCGCGATGAGGCCGCTGATCGTGGTCGGGCGTACCCATTCTGGTAGCGGCATGTCGTCACCTTCTGCTATGGCGTGTCTGTGAGGACGCGGAGAATGTCGGCTAGGGATTGACCGACGGGTCCAGGGATTGCTTCCACGGTGGGGATTGCGTCCGCCAAGTTCGCTAGTTGCGCGGCGCGTTCGGCCGCGCGTTCTTCGTCCTGGGCGCGGCGCGTGGCGTCGATGACACGGACAGGCCACTCCCCCACGCGGACACCGCTGCTCATGATCGCGACGCTGGAGCGTTGTGGTAGCCAGTCGGCAGTGACGTCCGCAGGCACGTGGACGGTGGTTGTGCCGTCCGGGTTGCTGGTGCAGTCGAGTGCGTCGGTGGTGCCCGCGACGACGGCGATCGTGCCGCCGGTGGTGGTCGCGGGCACCGTGACGTCGGTGGTGACGCCGGCGTCGATCACGGCCTCGTTGTCATTCACCGGCGGGTTCCTCGCTGGTCTCGCTGGCTGCGGGCTTGGCGCGTGGCTCGCGGGGTTTGCGCGGCTTGCGCGGGGCGCGGCGTGGTTTCGGTTCGTCGACGCGTCGCCATCCGTGGCGGGTCATGTCGGCGTCGCTGTCAACGTTGGCGCCTGACAGCGTGATCCATCGCGCCATTACTGTGCCTTCTTCGGGCCGCGGCGAGCAGTAGCCTTCTTCGGCGGGATCACGTCGTCCACGATGTCGGCATCGACAGCGTCATCCTTGTTCGAGTCGTTCTCGACCGGGACAGCGTCAACAACCGCCGACGCTGCCGCTTCTTCACGCATACGTCGCGTGCCTAGTCCCATAACGAGTTCCCTCCAGATAGTTATGGACCTGCCCGTGGGCAGCACCCCGACAGTGCCGCCCACGGGCAGGAGAATCAGCCCTCGGGCTCTGGCTCCGGCTCCGCGTCGGCGCCGAACTTCACGATGCCATCCGGACGCTGCGCGAACGTCGCGTAATGCACGTCCGCAGTCAACAGAGTCGACTTGTTGCGGGTATCGCGCTCGGTCTCAAGCATGATGTTCCGCTTCATCGCGAGCGTCATCGCGTCCTTCTCCAGCAGCAGCGCGCCAGCCTTCGCCTTCGACGTCACCACCACGGGAATGTTCCAGATGAAACCGACCGTGCCGCGGAGCAGCGTGGAACCCTGACCGGACTTCGACGCGTCCGTGAACCGGTCGTCGCGGCGGATGTTCTGGAACGCGGCGTTGCTGATGAACCACGCCGCGAACATGTCGTCCTCGGGCTCGTCGTACAGGTCCAATGCGCCCAGCGCGGCGTCGATCGACCACGGGTCCGTGATCGACTTACCGGCGGCGGTGCGTGCAGTGGTAGCGACGTCGCTGTCCATCTTGAACCGGCACGCGTCCGCGATCTGGGACGCGGCCTGTTGCTGCGGGTTGCCCATCGCGCGCAGGATCGACTCATCCGACAGGATGGCGCCCTTGCCGACCTTCGCGATCGTGACGGACGAGGTCCCGGTGTCCAACTTCTCGATGGGGATGTCGCCGTACTCTGCGACGGTCTCAGCGTCGCCGATGCGGTTCCACTGCCCGTAGTTGATGGTCTCGCCGGGCTGGCCGACGAGCGTGTCGTCGACGGTCACGTAGGGCATGAACTTGACCTTGGCGCGGATCGCGGCCTCGATCACCGGAGCGTAAACCTCGGGGACGATCAGGTCAGTGGCGGTAGTTGCGCCAGTGGGTGCAGCCATGAGCAGTACTCACTTTCCATCCAGGAATCGGTTGTGGTTCCCGGATGACCTGGTCCGGTGCGCCCTCGGTGAGTGGCCGTGGGGTGATTCCTCGGTGGTGCCTGCCCGCTGCTTGCCCGCGCGGTCCGGGTTCGGTTCACATGTTGTGGTGGTGCGTGTCAGCCTGCGGCTTGTTCCTCGGCCGTGAGGCGCTGGAACTCGCCGGGGTGTTCGCGGTAGACCTTGGTGCGGGCGTCGATGCCCATGCCGCGCCATTGCGCGAGGGTGAGTCCGGTCTGCGGTGCGGGCGTCGGTCCCCCGGCGGTACCTGGAACGCTGGTCTGTTTCCATTCCGGGTACTCGTCGAGGACGGCAGCGATGCGAGCCGTTACCTGCTCGGCCTGCTCGGGGCCGGTGAGTGCGTCGAGGCCTTCGCGGTCGACGAGGCGGGCGACAGCATCGCGGCGGTCTTTCCGCGTGTCTGATCCGGCGATCGCCGCGTAAACGCGCGCGTTCAGGATCTCCGCGCGGGCTTCGGTGCGGGCCTGCTCGGCGAGTTGCTGGTACTTCTCGACGTCCAGTTTCGCGGCGTCCAACTCGGACTTGCCTGCGCGTTCCGCGGCTTCGGCGATTTCGGCGTCATGCTTACGCTGCTGCTCAGCGAGACGGTCCTGAACGATCTGGTTCACCTTCGCCTGCTGCGCTTCGCTGAACCGCTCGGTACTGCCTGCGGAGTGGGCGTCGATCGCGGACGGCGCGGCGGCTGCCTGCGGTGGTTCGGTGGGTGCCTGCTGTTCAGTGGCCTGCTGCTGCGGGGCTTCTGCTGCGGGTGCCTGGTCGGTCACGGCGATTGTCTCCCTGGTCGGGTCCGGGTTGCTGTCCGGTGCGGACCGTGACACGCCGCGTGTCAGTACGGGGCGTCGCCGGGGCGCGGTACTTCCCGCCACCGGTTCCGTTTCAGGGTGTCGTTCGCTTTCCAGATATTCACGTGATCTGCGAGCGCTGCGCGGGCGTCCTTCAACCGCTGCGCCCGCGCTGGCGATATGCCGCCGGTCGATGCTTCGACGTCCGCGAGGAGTCGTTCACGGCGCACGCGGCGTTCGAGTGCGCGTTGCTGCTGCGACGCGCGGTACCCGTCTGGGTCCGGTTGACCTGGCGCCGGTAGGTCGTCGTACTCCGCCCACCAGCCGTACACGGCGTGGCGGCAGTTCGGATGCATGAGGCCGGCGGCGCGCGCCTCGTCCAGGGTCGCGCCGGCGACGTCGTCCGTAGCCCCGTCGACGCGGAGTACGCGTCCCTCCCACGGTCGGCACGCCGGGCATTCTCGGTGCGCGTCAGACACGACCACGTAAGGCGTGCCAGCGTCGGCCGCAGCTGCGAGGGAGGACCGCGTGTGCGCTGCTTGTGCTTCGGTCCGTAGCACGGTTTCCGTGTAGGTCGCGGGCTGCCAGCGTCGGCCGCGTTTGTCGTGGAGGACGTGGACGCCGTCGTCGATCATGCGTTTAGCGGCGCTGCGGGTTGCCTGCTCGAGTGTCGCCTCCCCCGCGGCCATTGCGGCGTGCGCGTCGCGGAGTGCGCGGCGCGCGTTGTCGGTGAGGCCTTGGATGCCGTACCGCCACTGTTCTCGTGCGGTACGCACGTTCGGCAGGTCGCCGGGGTCGGGCATGCCGGAGTCGATACCGGCCCGCCGCACTACGTCAGCGAGACCAGCCATGGCGTCGTCCCCGATGACGGCTGCTGCGGCGATCGCGGGCGCGGCGTCGTTGAGGCGTTGCTGCGCGGCCCATTGCCACGTCAGTGTGGTCTCGCCGCGCCTCGGCAGCAGCGCCTCGACCACGACGCGGACGACAGCGTCTTGCGCCCACCACACGACACTCATCAGTTCAACGATAAGTACGTCGATGCGGTGCGCGAAGTCCCGGCCCGCGCGGCGGATGGCTGCGGCGATGCGCCGCGTCAATCCCCGGTCAGCCATGGGTTATCCGATGAGGTCGAGCGGGCTGGTCGTCTTGTTCTCGTCCATGATCCGCCGGACCTCGTCGTCGACCTGGTCCGGGGATAGGTCGGGTTGGGCCATGCGGACGCTGGTTTCGATGCTGATTGCGCGGGCGTCCCGTAGCGCCTGGATCGTCGACGCGGTCTCAGCAGCGTCGCCTAGGTTGTCATCGGACCATTCCAGGTTCAGGCCGTCGACCATGCCTGCGTCGGGCAGCCCCAACTGTTTGTCGATGGCGAGCATCCACTGCGCGGCGCGGAGGACGGCGGGTTCCCACGCCCGCTGTTTTCGGCCGAGAGTGCGGTACGTGCGGCGTTCGCGGAGTTTGTGACTGGTGCCGCTGATCGCGCCCTCGACATGCAGGCCGAATGTTTGCGGCGCGTACCCGCATGAGGTGATGATTCGTTCGGTTTGCGCGAGCGCGGTCGCGGCGAAGTCTTGGACGCGGAGGTCGAAGTGCACTTGCTCGACCGGTAGGCGGCTGCTGGCGGTGCCCTGGTCGAGGCCTTTCAGTTCGGTGAACACTTCGTCGTCGAGGTCGAGTGCGCCGTCAGGGCCGAGTGCGCCCTCAGCGACGAGGATGCGGGCCTGACCGACGCGGATCTCCCGGTCCCACGCGGACAGGGTCTGTGACAGGGAGTCGATGTCGGGGAGGCTGCTGGCGTGGTCGGGTGCGCCGTATTCGCCGCCGCGGTACCGGCGCCAGAATCCGTTACTGACGTAGGACGGCAGCATGCCTTTCACGCCGAAACCGGTGAGGTCGATTCCGCCGTCCTGCTGGACGATGTCGCCTAGCGCGGCCGTGGAGGGGTGGTCAGCGAGCGGGCGTACAGCGCCCAATTCGTTGGGGTTGGTGGCTTCGCGGAGCGCGTGCCACACGCGGCCGTCCTCGTGACGTTCGATGTGCCTCCATGTCGAGGTGTCTGCTTCGGTTTTCGCGGGCAGCGTGACCACGAACGACACCGCCGTCAACACGCCGAGCGTGTACTCGGGGACCGCCTGGTCCTGCCCGATCGCCTGCAACGTGGACCGGTCCGACAGGGTCGTGTTCCAGCGAGGTACGAGCCACGCCCCGCCGGTCCCTGACGCGATGTCAGCACCGGCCTGCAGCGCGGCGGCGACCCGGTCGCTGAGTTCTTCGAGGCGCGTCTGCTGTTGGCCGCTGCCGGGTGCGGTCAGGATCGCGGGCGACCCGAACAGCAGGTCGCTGGCGACGGCGGCGACGTCACCGGCGATAGCGGCCGGGATGAACGACCGGGCTCGGTGCGTGTCCACTTGGTCGGTTGCGCGGCGTTGCCACCACTTCCCGCGGGCCTTCGCCGGGGTCGAGGGGGTCTGCGTGAGGACGTCCCGTTCGTCGCTGGTCCACGCCGCGACTAGCCCGGTGAGGTCCCGGATTTGTGGTTGGTATGCGAGGGGCGGCCAGGGAGTGTTAGCGGGGGCGTCAAGCGGCAGGACCATAACCGGAATCGTTCGGTTATGAATGTCAGCGCGCGACGCTATGGTTCCAGGCAAAGGAAACATCGCAGTGATGTGCCCACAACCTGGAGAGCTTTCATGCCCGACGATGACGACAACGCCACGTGGACACCACAGACCGACCCGGACGGGTACACGAGGGCCGAGTTAAGACCGCGCGATAATCTGCTGAACTCGTTGCTGAGCATCATCTTCGATAGCGAAGCCATCCCTGATGAGGCGTCATTTTCAATGACAGTGGTGACGGGTGGAGCCCTTGTAAGTGGAATCGTCGTTAGCCAAGCTGTATTCGCCCGACGCGTCTCTGATGGACTTCGTCAGGCGAACGGTGGCGATAACTTCGCGTTCATCGTTGACGAGATCGTGAACGCCCAGAGCGAACTAGACGCCGAGATTAAAGCGGGTCGCGATGGGATTGCGCCGGCAATCCCCGTTCGGTATCTGCATATGCGCGATGTGACCGTAATGTCAGGGGGCGGGCCACTTCAGTTCAGCAATTGGCGATGCCGGCTAGAGTCCATCGACGGGTGGACGTTTGGCAGTCTGGGCTAACTGACCGAGCGAGTTAGTCCACGGATGCGGCGGCGGGAGTCCGACACGAACTCGCCGTCACCCTCGGGCACCGGGGCAGGCGCGAGCCACGATCGCCACTGCGACCGGAGCGCCATCACCCCATACCTGAGCGCGTCCACGCCGTGATCGTTCAACTTCACCGGCCGATCCTCGCCATCGTCCGCGGCCTTCTCATCCCACACGTACCCCAACAGTTCGTCCCACAACGCGGACGCATCCGCGCGATGCACAACGAGGTGCTGGTTCTTGAACAGCGCGGCGACGGACCGGATGCCGTCGAGGACGGTGTTGTCTGCCGAGCGGACTGTCCAGCCGTCGCGTCGGAGTTGCTGTCGGAACGACGCAGCCGAGGGGTCGACAACGATCGGGAGGCTGCTGGTCGCGTGGCCGAGGCCCTTCACCCACTCGCCCAACTTCGCGCTGGTCTCGCCGTCCGTGAGTTGGCCGTCATTCCTGCCGTCATGCCGCCACTCACTCGCGGCAGTGATCCGACGCCGCGACTTGTCAACGTGAAGGAGGACGGCATGGGTCGGGTTCAAGGTGCCGTAGTCGAGCGCGATCAAAGCGGGCGCGCCCGTCACCTCACTGGTGGTGTTCGCTTCCTCTGACAGGGCCTCGAAGATCGCGCCCTCGGCAGCGACCCAAAGGCCGTCGATGAACCGCTTATAGAACAACCCCGCGAGGGAGCGTTTGAGGCGCGCTTTCTCCTGCTCGTCAAGGGCCGGGTTGTCGTCGAGGGTGAAATGCCAGGTCCGCATCCCGATCTCTCGGGCCTTGTCGATTTTCTTCCGTTTCAGCCAGTGCGCGGGGCTGTCTGGGTTTGTGGTCGCGAAGATCTTCGCGCCCTGGCTGAACGTCGTGATGTGCCGCGTCTCCAGCATCGACCAGTAAGACTCGTTCGGTAGCAGCGTGGCCTCGTCCACGTATGCCCCGGCCAGGGTCAGGCCGCGGATTCGGGACTCGGCTTTGGCGTCGTTCGCGCCGACCATGTGCACGCGCCGCCCGAACAACCGTCCTTCGTTGGCGCCGGCCGTGTGGGCTAGCGGTGACGCGTCACCGAAGTACGCGTCGATCTCGTCGAGAACGTTCCGGCGGATCGTGTCTTTCGTTTTCCCGATCATGATCAGCGGGCCGGGTGGCGCTAGTGCGTCGACGTAGGCGCACCACGCGAGGACGCTCGCTGTTGTTTTCCCGCTACGGACGGCGCCTTCCCATAGGTGCAGTGGGTCGGGTGATCGGAGCGTGTCCCGGATCGATACTCGCTGCTTCCGGCTCAGCTTCGCGGGTTTCATTCGTCACCGTCGTCGTCGAGGCCAGCGACCAGCCGCTGAATCAACGCGGACGCTTCACCGCTCGTCGCCCGTTCCGCTTCAAGCCGAGCGAGATCATTCGCCGTCTTCACCAACGTCGCCGCCGACGTAACGAGATTCCGAATGTCGCCAGTCGGCGGGCGGTCGAGCGTGTGCTCGGTGTAGGTGTTGTCTTTACCGCCGATGTTGAACACGAGATGCGGACGGCCGAGCTGCTGCAGGAACTCGCCCGCCCGACGCAACGATTCTTCCTGCAGGTTCTCACGCCGCGCCGCGTTCCGTTCACGCGCGGACTCATGCGCCGCAGACACCTTCGACAACGCCGCATCATTCGTAACGCCATAACGCTTGCACGCGTCACGCACCGTCGACCTCGAACACGCGAACCGCTCGGCAACCTCACGCAGCGAATAACCGGCAGCGCGCGCGTCGGCCATCGCTTGACGCTCCTCAGCGGTGAACCGAGGACGACCACCACCGGCCACGGGCAGCCCTCTCTATCGCGCGCGCAAGACACGGCACTGCCTGTGCAGTGCTTGGGGTGTCAGTGTGGTGTGGGTGGTGTTTGTGGACCTATGGGGAGTCGAACCCCAGTCCAGCGTGGTTCCGCGTGCGGCTTTCCTCGCTGTCGATACCTTCTAGGCCCTGCGTTGGGCGGCCCGTGTAGTGGACAGGCAACCCAACGCGTCAAGGTTCTGGCGCCGGGTGTCAGCGTGGCGCGTTCGGTATCCGCTTATTGAACTCGGCGTTGCTCTTGTCGCCCGCGCAGAGCGACGTTGAACTTGGCCACTATGTCTTGTCGCTTCTCGATGTCTTGTCGCTTCTTGCTGTTCTCGTCGATCGCCTGGCCGAATGCCTTGTAATAGCGAGCGATCAGGGGCTCATAGTCGAGGTCGGCGCCGGTCATCCCGGCGACGACGGTTGCTTGCCCTTCTTCATCGTTCTCAACGTTGAGGGAATTGGCCTCAAGGTAGCGTTCTTCGGACGGCGTGATGGGTCGAGTGGTGTGGAATCGGACAGAGACACCGATCAGATGGTCGCCCTCGTCGGTTTCGAGGATCTTCACGTCATCGGTGGTTATCTCATCGGGGCCAGTGATCCCTGGGATTTCGGTCATGTTTGGTCCTTTCGTCGGGAGGGCCGCTTTGTGCGCGTCCATTGTGAATAGGCCGGTCGGGATTTCGTACCGCGTTTATGCGGTTGCGCGACCAGCTTTGCGGCGTGCCCGTGCTTCCTGTTCGTATTTTGCGTGCGCGTCCCGACATTTCCCGCAACGACACCCCGGCCAGCGGCTGCTGCCCATGTACCGGGATCGGGAGCCATGGACGGGCCGCAGGTCGCGGTTCGTGATCGCGAACAGCTCGCCGCGTTTGCGGGCGGGGAGTCCGGCGATGATGCCCATGTCGGGGTCGCGGCCATGTTCGAGGAGGCATTCGAGCGCGACGGGGCACGTGTTGCAGACGAGGATCGCTTCGGCGTTGATGTGCGGAGGTTGGTCGGCGTCCCAGGATTGGACGGGTAGATCGGATTGGGCGCAGGCTGCTTGTTCGGTCCAGGCGCTGGGTCGGCCGATGGGTGGCGAGGTCATGCTGCGTCCTTGCGGTGTTGGGGTTGGCTCGTTAAATGCCACGCGGTGCACCGGCAGCGGTATGCGGCGGTGGGCGGGTGGCCGGCGGGTAGGCCTTGCGCGGTGAGGTGGCCGGTGATGGTGCGGGAGTAGGCGAGGGCGCGGGTGGCGTCGCGTTTGTTGCGGAAGGCCCGTTTTTCGGGGTGTGGGCAGCCCGGCCGCGGGGCGGCTAGAACGCGGGGCCGCATACGGGGTCCTCTTTGATCTGGTTTAGGTAGGTGCCGAACGGCGTCCAGCCGTCGCCATGGTTGACCTTTACCGGGCGGCCTTCGGGGTTGCCGTCGGGGCCGTCGGTCATGTGGAAGATGACGGCGATGTGGTCGTCGGTAGGTCGATGGCTTCGATCAGGTGTCTCATTGGTCCCTCCAGATGAACGGCTGAGTGACAGGTAGCGGATCAGTCATGACATGGCCTCCGGATCGAGCAGGGACGCCTGCCGCATGTCCATGTCGTACTTCTCCGCGTAGCGGTGCATCGCGACGGCGCATCGCCCGCGGCCGACATGCCACGACGGCGCGGGGAACCCAGGGATCTCGGCATGCTCGGTGCCGACGCGTCCCGCTTTCATGCGGCGCGTGATCGGCTCACCGCACGCATAGCAGACTCCTGGCTGCGACCACGCCATTTTGCGGTCGAGGGCTTCGCCGGCTCGTTCGGCCCGCTTGTCGTCCACGGCGGCTTTGCACGGGTACGGGTGGCCGCAGCAGGAGCACAAGGGAATCCGCTCCGACTTGTAGAACCACCAGAACCCGCCGCCGTGTGACGGGTCGATGGTGAGGCCGAGGTCGCCTCGGCTGTTCTCGTGCCTGTTTTTCGGTCCGTGCAGCCGGGTCAGGGTCACGCTGTACGGCAGGCGTCGATCCCGGAACGGCTCGCTATATGCGTTGATCCGAGCGGCTTGCTCTTCGGTGGGGTCGTTGGTGCGGACGTGGGCGACTCGCCAGGCGGCGTAGTTCCACGCGACGAGGTCCCCTTCTTCGGGTCGCCTCGAGTAGGCGATGCGTGCCCCGGATGGCGTCATGCCGAGTTCTATCGCCCATCCCCTCAAGTCGCTCATGGCGTTGGTCCTTCTGGTTGGCGTAGTACCGGCCGACCGTCCGAGTACGCGGATAGGTGGTGGCGTAGGCGATCGTTCTCAGCGGTGAGATTCCATACCTGGGCGAGTAGGTGTTCGGCGTCGTGGTCGCTTTCACTGAGGCGTCGCTTGAGGTCGGCGACCACGGCGCGAAGGGCCTTGATTTCTGCCTTGCCGCGCGTCATCCCTGGTCCTCCTCTACTGGTAGCCACGGCGTGCAGCGGCGCGACACGACAAAGTCATACGGAGACTCTGCATGAATCGGCGGCACATACTGAGCCACATCCTCGTAATCGCGAAACGCGCCATTGTCGTCATCTACGAATAGTTTTCTTTCTCCGCACTCGGTAGTCCAAAATGCTCGGCCCCATTCCTCAGTCATCTCGGCGCGTTCTGCTTCCAGGGCGTCAATGTGCGCGAGCAGCAGTTCCACGTCGCGGCGTTGGTCGGCCATAACGACATAGGGCCGGTTGGCTTGCGCCGTGCGCCTGATCGCGTCGAGCCTCTCGCTAGATAGACGCGTCATCGCTGGACCTCCTCGATTTCGTAGCCGCAACTGCGCCGTGCGACTATGACGGGCATGTCTGTCATGATCGGCATCCTCGGTGGTGTCCTCGGCTCGCTCATCACACTGGCCGCTGGGCATGTGTACCGCCGTATCGATGACCGAAAAGACGGCCCCGATTTCGTCGTCGTGATGACCGATGACGACGAAGGCTCGCACCCGACGGCGGGCAGGTTGCACCTGGTGAACGTAGGGCTCGGAAGAGCGGCGCGACTCCACCTGCGACCCGTGCGGTTCGCGCGGCTCCGCGGTGTCCAGGCGGTCCCCAAAGGCGCCATGGTGGACAGCTGGAAAACACTCTCGTTGGCGCCCCGGGAGTGCGTCGAACTTTTCGTATTCGTGGGCGCCACCCACATGTTCATGGAGACGGGTAAGCCGTGGGCTATCGCTGTCACTTGGCGCTCCTCTCGCCGGTGGCGTCACCGAACGACGGTGCGGATTGAGCCGGTCGGCACAGGTATACAGGTGACTCCTCTGATCGCAGCGAAGCTTCGTGGGCTGCTCGAACATCCGGATGCATGAGTCCGCGGACCTTCGCGTATATCTCAGGCGTAAGCGGCTTGCCATGGACTGTTCCTGGCGGGTCGGGTGGTTCGGGTCGACGCGGTCGGCGTTTCTCTAGGCGTCGTAGCCACTCGCCCGCTACGACGATGGGCGCGCTTCCCGCTATGCCCGCTGCTAGGCCGATCCAGAGCACGTCCCAGTATCCGCTCATGGTTTTGCCTCCTCGGTAGTGGACAGCAGAGCGCGAAGTTGTGCGGCTACGCTCTTCTCGTCGTGTATCCGAGTCGAGTGGTATCCGTCCAAGGCAAGGAACCGCTCGTACACGAACACCCGCTTGCTCTCTAGGGCCTCGGCTGCTTCACTGAGTGCGTCACGGCGGCCAGCCTCGAACCCGGCTCGCACAGCAGAGCCCACGGCGTAGCACTCGTCGCGCTTAACGTCCCAGTCGTCGTGATACATGCACCGCGTCACGTCCGCACCATCTAGGTGATGGACAGTGATTCGCTGGCACACATGCAATGTCATCTCATCCCGTATCGCGGCGTCCAGAGCATCACTCATCGCTGGTCTCCCTTGCTGTCTGAGCGCAGCGAGCGGACGACCGATATGCCTAGCGACGTCAAAACGGCATCCGTAATCGCGTTCGTGAGATCCCGCGTTGCGAGGGTGTGACCGTCGCCTTCGATGTATGCGAGGTCGGCCGCGTGGCTAGCCTGCGACCACTGCACTTCGGTCAACCCGGCCAGGCCTCGATCAGGTACCCACCCCATACCGTGATCCAGTTGCCCGCAGGACGGATGCAATAACCCGTCGTTGTGCCAAGCACTCCCGTGTGACGGGGACGGGCACCATGCGCAAATGTCCGCGCCGATTGCGTAAGCCACCTCGTCCAGCGTCTCGTTGCGGATCGCTGGGCGTGCCACTGCGAGAGCAGCACGAGCCACATCCACATGCACCGGCATCACGCCGGGCACCGTCTGCCCACCGGGACCGCTATACGGCAGGGATGCCGTCAGAATCGCTTCGGCTATGCGCTCGATCAACTCGTCGTCGCCGGTCATGACTCACCGCCCGGCACGTAGACGATGCGGGCGCCCCTCACAACCATGCGCTCCAGCGGAAAGCCCTCGGTAAATCCGGTAGTCACCCACCTGCCCGCGCTCGCTATGTACTGCGACGCCTCGCCATCGCGGTCGACCACGACCACACCGTCCACCAGCCGCGTGCGCTCGGTCAGAAACGCACCAACGACCGGGTCGACAGGTTCGGGCGCTACCGGCATTCCGTGCTCGATCGCGTAATCGATAGCGATCTCGGCGTCCGGCAGATCTAGGACGATGCCGCACTCCCGCTGATGGTCGATCAAATCCCGCACGTGTTCTTCCCTGGTCCTCATACCTGGTTCCTTTCCATAGCGAGCAAATCGAGCTGCAGATCGTCATCCGCCCATTCGAGGCGCTCCACCTCGACCCACTCCTCACGGTCACGAGTGACGATCAGAGCGTCACCGTCCAGTACGACGTCGGCACGGCCGTCACGTAGCCGCGAGAGACGTTCGCGGCGGGCTTCGGCTGCCGTGTAACCGGACCAGTCGATGACGCTGGTCTCGGTCCATTCGATGTCGGGGTACTTGATCGTCCGGGTCACGGTCAGGGTGCTCACGCCGTCGCCTCCCCAGAAGTAGCAGCGGGCCGGATCTCGACCCAGATGCCCGCCGTAGCGCCTTTCTCGATCCGCACACCACCCGACACGTTGCGCCAGTGATCGGGAAAACCGAGAACGTCGCAGACCCCATCGACTAGCGGTTTCCTGGTGAGGACGGGATTGTCTGTATCGCGGTGGCGATTGTCGGTCACGACCCACACGAGGTCGATCACGACCGGCGGCATGACGCGGACACGTCGAGCGCGGGTCTCCTGCCGCGTCAACGTCGCGGCGATCGCGCGGAGCGTCTGCGTGGTCCTGTGCCGCGGCGCCCAATGCCCGCGGCGATCATTCAAGGACAGCGGGGGCCGGATGTAGCCGGGGATCTGGAACCGCACCGTATCGGTCACGCTACGGCCTTCTCGGTGAGGCCGATCATGTCCAGGAGGACGGCGGCGTCAGCATCGTGTCGTTGCGCGTAGGCGTGGACCTGCCGCGTGGCGGCGTCACGGTCACGCTCGGTGATCGGCCGCGTTTTCAGCGTGGTGAGCGCGTCGGCGAGGTAGTTGAATCCGCGTTGGTTCCCGGCTGGTAGCGGGACACGCGTGGTGGTAGTTTGCGTGGTTGCCATCATGCTTCTCCTTTGTCTTGGTGGCCATGCCCCCGGTGTTCCCGCACGCGGGGGCTTCCTCATATCTTGCCGCATTGCGTCTCAAATCTCTACACCGTGAGACATGAACTTCAAGCCGAATAGCGACAGGTCGACTTCGAGACCTCCGACGTTGCCGGCAAAGTCGATCCATCGCAGGTCAGGTACACGCGGCCGTACCACAGCTGCACCGATACGGCGGCGGGGTCACCCCAGGAACGGACGAGGGTGCCGACCTGTTCGGCGGCGTTGGGGTGGGCGTGCTGCCACGCATGACAGTCGTGACAGGCATGCACGATCGAGCACGGGCACCAAGGCGTGATGTTGCGTCGCCTGCGGCGCGCCATGTCGGTAGCGTCTCGACGTCCGCAGACCTCACACTTGCCGCGCGATCGGGCGGCGACGAGCGCCCTGCACGCCGTTTCAGCCTTTGCCGTGAAACCGCTTCTAAGGCGTCGAGAATTCTTCCCCGCCCGATCAACCCCAAGGGGCATGTGAACGGCGTTCTCTGGCGCGTTGGCATGAGCCACGCACCATCGCTACGCGCTTCAACGGCGTCTTTCTTTCCAACATTTGCTGATTTCCTTCGTTCCGGGACTCGCGCGTTACGTTTCGTAACGCTTCATACGAGAAGTAGTCCAAGAAGGTTTGGGTTACGGGTCAGGTTCAGGATCAGGAGAATCCCTCGGAACGCCTAACGCCGTCAGGACATCACGGGGATAGGCTATCCCTCGCAACGACTTTCACCCTGGGGATAGGGCATCCAATAGGCATTCCCTGACATCGTCTGGCATGTCGAGGATGGCCATTTCCTGCGCGATGACGTCGAGCAGGTGTTCCGAATCGACAGCGCGGATTGCCGCGACGATCGCAGGAACCCGCTTCTTGTTCCTGTACCCCTTGTCGTGCTTAATGAACGACCGCACGAGCAACTCGCCGGTGGCCTGGTCGAGCACGACGAACCGGGCCGACTCCAGCACGATCAACGCGCCGCCGATCTTGCCCGGTGTTTGGTCTTCGGCGTACCCGGCCCAACGGCGCTCGGCAAGCGTCAGGACGCCGCACGATGAGATGTCGGGTTGGGTGACGAGGGCGAGATATAGCCATTGAGGATCTGTCGGCATCTTGCGGAACTCTCTATCTCGCCAGATCGCCGACAGGATCTGTCCGTACTCCCGCATTTGTTAGAACGGTGGCTCGTCGGTGGTGTCTTGAGTGCCCCAGGGGTCCGGCTGCGCGCCGCCCCCGAACCCGCCCTGCGTACCCGCATGGCTGCTACGGCTGGCCTTCTGGACCTTCGCCGTCGCGTACTTCAACGACGGCCCGATCTCGTCAACCTCAAGTTCGGTCACGGTCCGCTTCTCACCCTCACGGGTCTCATACGAACGCTGCTTCAACCGGCCCGTCACGATGACGCGGGACCCCTTATCGAGAGACTCCGCCGCGTGCTCGGCCATCTCCCGCCAGCACGAGCAGCGCATGAACAACGGCTCGCCGTCCTCCCACCCGTTCGACTGACGGTTGAACGAACGCGGAGTCGAGGCGACCGTGAAGTTAGCTACCGCCAAACCCGCCGGCGTGAACTTCAACTCCGGTAGAGCGGTCAGGTTTCCGATGATCGTGATGAGTGTTTCGCCTGCCATGACTTCACGCTGCTTTCTGGTTATCGGTGGTAAGTAGGTCGGTTGCGTTAATGCGGGTGCGGCCGGGTGACACTGCCGGGAGCGACGCGGTCCACGCCGGGCCAACGCTGACCAGGCACCGGTCGTTGGTGGCGGAATGCTGCCGCATCCACTCGCCGCGGCGCGCCGCTACCTGGCCACAACGCACTACCCATTCCCCCGCGATAGCGAGAGTCGACGGCGCCTGCGACGGGTCCAGGTGGCCCATGATTGCGTCACTGACCGCACCGATCGGCCAGTCGCCCGGATCAACGGTCGGCTTGATGACGACGTCAGCCGTGGACGGGAACAGCCCGCCGGCCTCCAGAACCTGCAGCGCTCCCCCGCTCGTGACGATGAGTTGTATTTCGTGGGGAGGTTGCCCTTCGGGACGCCTGCACGCACCCGAGAACGCGTTCAGGTGTTTCAGGCCGTCGCGGGTGAGGACGAACTGGTCGTCTCCCCAGCCCGGCCCGTCACCGGCGACGCTCGCCGTCGCGGCCACGGTCGCTTTACTGTCCGTTGTCGCGGTGACGCCGAGCCACCCATCGGTGGTGTGCAGCAGAATCGACGCTTCGGGCGTGAGCGTGTCGCGTGCCGTGAACGCGTTCGTGTCGCGGACGGCAGCGAGCAGGTCAAGTGTCGGGATCGTGATCATCATGCGGTCTCCTTCATGCTTTCCATGAACGCGACCAGGTCGGCCACGTCGAACCGGAGGTGTTTCCCGACGCGTGCCGCGCGCGGGGACGGTTTCCCCAGGCACCGCCACTGCAGCAGAGTCTGTTTCGGGATGCCCATGTAGTCGGCGGCTTCCTGGGTGGTGAGGTACCGCGGGATCTCGTTGGTCATGCCGCTTGCCTTCCTGTGAGTGCGCGGAGCATCGGCGTGACGCCCCACTTGTTGATGTGTTTGCCGTGCGTGCCTTTGTCGCTGGATGCCGTGTATCCCTCGAAAGTGAGCAGTCCCTCGCGGCGCATGCGGTTGAATACGGACCCGATGACGGCGGTGTTGACGTCGGGCGGGAGGAGTGGCCGGACGTCGTTCGCGGTCAACACGTCCCGGCCCGAAGCTGCGCGGACGATCGCGGCGCGTACCGCGTCCCGGTCGGGCTGGTTCGCCGTGTACGTCTGCTGCATTCCCGCGTCTGCGCGGGTCCGTGCTTCCCGTACCGCTTCCGCGTCGGTGCGTTCCGGCATCGGCGGGACCGGGTCACGGTTCGGGTCAGCATGGACCGCGTTGGGTTCGGGGCGTCCGCACAGCCCACCAGCGCCAACCCGGGCGCAGTATTCGGGCGGGTCACCCGGCACGAACCCATGCCCGGGCGTCTTGCGGCGCGTCATGCTGCACGCCCCGCATCGGCGCACCGTTCCCGCCGCATCGCCGCGGTGAGCCTCGCCGCGAGGTCGGTCAGGCCTCGTCGACGCGCTGCGGTCTGCACGGTCGCGAGCAGTACGCCGTTGCGTCGCGCCCACGCGACGAGGTCCCCGCCGAGGTCAACGACTTCCTGCGCCTCGTCAACGGGGCGGCGTGGCGCGGTGCGTAGGCGGCGCGGGAGCGGGTGAGCGATCGACTGGCCTCGGAGCATCCGCCGATGATGTGGCTCGCACAGCCCGTCGCAATGGTGGCGGCGCGCGCATTGCAGGTGTGAGCAGTATTCGCGGCCGGTGATCCACGGTTCGCGGCGCGTCATAGGTCGTCACCGGCGAGGTGGATCGTGTGCGCAGCGTCGGCTAGGAACCGGCTTGCTCCGGCTAGCGCGTCCGCGTCGCCGCCGAGGTACACGGGCTCGTCGAGGCCCGGGGCGTGGAACCACACGCTCTCCGAGTTGTATTCGATGCCCCACGTGCCTTCACCGCTGTCGCGGGTGATCATGTCGCCGTTCTGAAGCGTTGCGCGGTCGCCCATGATGTCGACGGTCTGCGGTGACTGGAGCGCGCCCGCGATCGCTAACAGTGCGTGCACGGTCGCGGGCTGCGCATCGACCAACGCGAGCTCCTGCGCTTTCTGGTAGTGGTCCGTCATTTCGTGTCCTCAATTCGGATCGTCGTGGTGGGTGCGATCCATCGCAGGTCGACACCGGGCGCGGGCTGGTCAATCGCGACACTCGCCGCGTGCGCCAGGGCGTACTCGACGCGGGATGGTTCGTAGTCGCGTTGCCGGACGTGCGGGCCCGCGTCGTAGTCGTGGTGCGTGTCGCTCATGCCGCATCACGATCCGGTGTGACGTCCAACGACGGTTCGTCTTCCGCGGCGTTAGCCGCTTCGCTGGCGTTCTTCATCTGCAGCGCGCGGGAATTGATCGCGGCCTGGACATCCGGGAGCCCCCTCGCTTTACGCCACAGGTCCTGGAGAGCCTCCACGCTCTCGGCGGCGTCAATGAGCGCTTCCCACGTCGCCATGTCTTCGTCGCTCTGCGGTTCCGCCTGCTCGACGCCGGCCGGGCGCGCCGGCGCTGTCTCCTCGGCGGTGACGTCAGCGTGACGGCGCTCGGACACATCACCGTCAAGGACGCCCAGCCACCGCCACAACTGCTCGACCGTGAACTCGCCGCCGAGCGGTTTCGACACGTCCGGCGTGATCTTCAAGGACTTCACCCCGGTCAGGTAAGCGTCCCCGAACGCCCGGAACTCGACGATCGCGGCGACGTCGAACGGCAACGACTTATGGGCCTGGACCTTGCGGTCCTTGTCCTTGGTCGGCTTCCCGTCATCGCCAATCACAGTCACGACGTCCTGCCGCGCGGTAATCAGAACAGGGCCGTGGTGTGCGCGGAGCGCGTCCATGATGTGGGTCCACCGCTGCGCGGCGAGGTTCCACAGATCCATGCTGATGTCGGCGCCGTCCGGGCCGACTTTGCGTTGTTTCCGTTTCGCACGTTCGTCGGCTTCGTTCTGCGCCATGTCGCACAGCAGATTCCACAGGCGTGTCGCGGAGTCGAGCACGATCACATTCGGGGCGCCGTCCGCGGGCTCGGCGGCTGCCGCGTCGACGGCGTTCAGGATGCCGCGGTACGTGCCGTCGTGTTCGACGATTTCGAACCGCGCGCCAGGGATCGCGCCGTACTCGTCGGGATCATCTTCACCGATCCCGATCCAGAAAGTGCGGCCGACATGCTCGCTTGCGGACGCGGCTGCAGCGCTGTAGGACTTGCCGACCTTTTCGCCTCCGGTGAGAAGAATGATCGGCCAGGAGGGTTTGCCGGTTGGCTTACGGGTTTTGATCGCCATGGCTAGGCCGCCTTGTCGGTGGTGAGGGCGTTCTTGATCGGGGTCAGGCGCCGGGACACGCTCGGTCGCCGGTACTCAGCGACCAGGTCCGGGTGCGCGGCCTCGAGTGCTTTCGTGTCGAGGCGGCTGCTGGTGACGGACTGCCACCGAAACAACGGCCGGCCGGACGCGGCGAGGTATTCGCGGTCACCGATCGCGGCTTTGATCTGCTTGTCGATTTCCGCTAGCCGGTCCTTCGTGGCTTTCGCTTCGACCTGCAGCGCGTCACGCTCCGAGTAGAGCGCCTCGAAAGCTTCGGGTATCGCGGCCTCAGCGACCGACTCCGGCGCAACCACGTCAGGGAACCGGGCCCGTAGTTCGTCGTCGGTCGTGTGTAGCGGGTCAATCGGCGGAGCCGTCCCGGTTTCCACGTACCGCCAGAACTTTTCACTCTCATAAGCGATCCGCTCCTGCGCGTTCGCCTCGCGCTCTACCCGCTCAACCCAGAAACCCACGCCGGGAACGAGCGCAGCGAACCACACATGCGACCGGCCGGTCACGAGCAATTGCTGCTGGCCTTGCCACCAGAACTTTTCCGGCACGCGGCCGTCTGCCCACTCGGCACCGGCTTTCGCCCACTGCGTGTGCACCTTGCACTCCAGCACGCCGCCGTCAGCAGTAAGACGGTCGACGCTGGCGAGGAGGTGAGGGAATCGGCGGGAACGCGCAAGCCCATGGCGGCGTACCACGATGCCGGTCTGCTCAGCGAACCGAGCGGCGACTACGTCTTCGATGTCGCGGCCCATCCGCAACAACTCGTCGTCGGATTCCTCGGGGGCCTCCGCGCTGGTCTTCTCTGCCCAGATCCCATAGGGCGTGTCGTAGGCGCCGTCGACATTCAGTACCGAGGCGATCTCGCTCGCGCCGATCCCGGTGCGGCGGTGGGCGAGCCAATCGGCGCGCGAAGCGTCAGCGCCGAGTACCCGGATCGATCCGGGGCAACGCCAGTCATTAGTGGTGGTCATTTCTTGGTCCTTTCGTGGTGGCCTAACGGCCGAAGATTTGTGCGATGACGTGACCGGCCAGGTACAGCACAGTCAGCACCGGAGCCGTGAGGAACACGGCGACAGGCCACACGGGCTCGTCCCCCGTAGTGATCGGGTCGACGCGGTCGGCGGGGTTCATCACGCGGCCCGCTTCCCCATCAGCCAGTTGTCGAGCCATTCGCGGCGGATCCGCCACAGCCCGCCTTTGCGGCGCTGCACGCCCTGCAGTTCGCGGGACTCGCACGCGACACGGATCGTGTACGCGCTGTAGCCGGTGTATTCGGCGGCTTCGGCGGTGTTGAGCCAGATTTTGGGTTCGTTCATCGGGGGCCTCCGATCGTGACGGCGAGACGTGCGCCGTGGGTGTGGATGGTGGTGGTGCCGGCGGTGTTGACCGCGAATGTCCGCCGCATTACGCCACCGCCGGAACGATGGACGGCTCAGAGACGTGCACCACGGACGCCTCGAAAAGCGCGCTTGTGGCGATCCCAAGTGCGCCCGCGATCTTCTGCGCCGATACCAACGAGCACGTGTTTCGCTGCGACTTGCCCGTGGTCGTCAAGAACGACACGAGCTGCACGGAGCAGCAAGCCTCCCGGGCCAAGTCCGAAGTATTCATGCCCTTCACGCGCATCTGGGCGACGAGCAGTGACCGCTCTCGTAAACGCACTATGACCCTCCATGCGGGTAGCGCCATTTCGGTTTCTCCTTTGTGGTTTCGGGGTTCCCGCCCCGGCCTGTTTGACGGTCTCAGTATGTCTCAGTTGTTTGAGCCATGCAATGCGTTGTAGACACTTTTTTCTACAAGGTGCTGGCTGTAGAGCCCGGCACGGCGGGCTGAAGCGAACTACACCGTTGTTTTTTGTAGAAACCGCGTCTACACGGATGCTTGCCAGTTCGTTGGGTTGACCTGCGAGACTGAGACAGTGACCCGACTAAGCGAGCGCCTACAGCAGGCCAACGCCGAACGCCAACTCACGGTGAGACAGATCGCCGATATTGGCGGCGACGGCGTGGACAAAAGCACCATCAGCCGGTACCTGCGAGGGCAGCATCCAGCCAGCCCACGCGACGACGTATTACAGACTTTCAGTAAGGCGCTCGGGGTACCGGTTCAGGAGTTGCGGGAACTCGCTGGTCGACCGGGCGGCGAGGCGGCACCGTATAAGCCGCCGCCAGAGGTCAACCAGCTGACAGCGGTGCAGCGGCGAGCCCTCGACGGGATCATCCGGGCGATGGCTCAGCCACACGAGACCAATACCGAAGTATCGACGGTTGACGAACTCGCCAGCGAGCGTAAAACTCCTGTCAGCAAACCCACCCGTTCCCATCGATCCGCAGCCGCACCTTCGCCGTACAGCGATGACGCCGGCAAACGCATACGACGTCAGCAGGACGCCGACGCCGAAGACTCGCAGGAGTAAGAACCCGCACCAACCTGGAAAGCTCGCGCTAAGGCAGCGGCGCGCCCGCGTCGCCTGCTTCGTCGCGCCTAGAACGCCCGGGAGGGCACCATGACTGCACCCACCACGCCCCCGCCGTCCACCGCCGAGGCGAAGCAGGGAAGCACCCCTAATCCGGGCGGGTTCATCCTGATCGCGCTGGCGGCACTGCTCATTCTCGTCGGATTACTCGTCGGCTCGTCCGACGCCGGCCCAGAGTCCTTCTGCGGCTCGCACTTCGACCCGTCGACGAACGAGATATGCGGGACGCCTTCCGGCACAGCGGGAGTGTTCGCATTTATGCTGATCGGCGCCGGCGCCCTGTCGGCCATCATGTCCATAGTCGTCTTCTCGCTGACACCTCGCCGTCGGTGACGATCACTCCAGGTCCCAGGCAGGTCGCGCAAGGAGAACATGAGGTTGAGCGGGTCGAGCGGGGATTCGACCACTTCCTCCTCACGCACAACGGGGCGTTGACGCTGCACGACGCACACCGGACCGTCGCCTACCCGCTACCGCTGGACCGCGCGCGACTCGGTGACCTGACGATCGCCCGCGGCTATTACCGCACCAGCCATGGCAGCGAGTACGAGTTGCGGTGGCCGTTCGGGTACGACGAGTCTCACGATGGGCCGGTGCTGCCGACTCCGACGCGGGGTCTGGCGCGGGGGCATCACCATATGGACTGGCTGGGCGTGGTGAACGCGCTCCGCGCCGCACGTGAGGACGACGAAGGTTTGGCGTTGCTGTTGGAGATGCTGCATGCCGCGAAAGACGACGGGAGCGTGCTAGCGGCGACGTGGGCCGAACGGGTCTGCGTCATTCTGCGGCGGCAGAAGCGGTACAGCGACGAGCTCGGGGTTATCGAGTCCACGCTGCATTGCGTTCCGGCTCGTCATGGCGAGATACTCGCTGGCAGACTCCCGCGAGCACGCGACCTCGCCGGTCGAGTGCGATCTATCGCGCCTGTCAAGTCGACACGCCGAGACTTGTCCGAGTAGATCTGTACGGTCGATCGCATGACGCACTGGCACCCGTGGCGCGCACTCCGCAACCGCGCCGACATCGACATCGTGTGGACCCGCGGCGAGGGGTCCCGCACGATCTGGCACGACCAGGGCGTCACCATCGAGATCGACACCACCGCACTGCAAGCCACCCGCCGATGCGTCGCCGCGCACGAACTCATCCACATCGAACGCGGCATCCCCACGAACGGTGGAGGCGTGCTGGCGGCGCGAGAGGAACGCCGCGTCGACGCTGAAGCAGCCCGCCGCCTGATCCCCATCGACCGGCTCGCGCATGCCCTCGCCTGGTCCACCAACCCACACGAAGCCGCCGAGGAACTATGGGTACATCCGCACGTCCTGTCAGTGCGGCTCGCTACCTTGACCGACGACGAGCGAGACCACCTCGCCGGAAGGGGCGCGATCCTCGACCTGTTCGACATGTCCGCTGTCCGGTACTACCAGCGGCTCCTCGCGCTCGTGACGACGCGTGAAGCGATCGAGCACGACCCGATGCTGTGCTCGCGAGTGCGGCGACAAGCAGCGCACCGGCAACGCGCCCGGAACCCAGAACGCGTCGGCCTCGGCCGTGGCTAGACCACCGCTCACGATCGGCACCTGGGGCACCATCACCACCACTACCCGCGGCACACGGCGCGTGGCGAAAGCACGGTTCCGCGACTACGACGGCCGGACACGACTCGTCGAAGCATCAGGCCGAAGCGCAGCCGAAGCAGAACGACGCCTCAAAGCCCGACTGATCGAACGCGCCGCGCCCAGTGACGCCGACATCACCGCGGACAGCCGCGTGAGCGTGCTCCTCACCTACTGGGCGCGGGAGATCGAGGAATCAGACCTGGCCCCCGACACAAAGCGCCTATACCTGGGAACGCTGCGCCGCGAGATCACGCCCGCCCTCGGGAACCTCGTGATCCGCGAGGTCACGGTCGCGCGGGTCGAGGCGTTCCTGCGCGCCGTCAAAGCAACCAAGACCGTGCACGTTGCGCGGACTGCGCAGAAAGTCCTGTCCAGCGTGTGGGCTGTCGCTGCGCGGCTCGGCGCGACCGACCGCAACATCGTCAAAGACACGAGTCCGGTAGCGGTCCCGGCGAAGGCGGTGCAGGCTCTCACGGCGCAGGACGTGCGGGCTATCCGCGACGGCCTACGTACCGACAAGAAAGCGCGCGCCGCGGACCTGCCCGACGTCGTCGATATGTTCGCTGCCACCGGCCTGCGGATCAGTGAGGTTCTCGGCGTGCGGTGGGACGACGTCGACCTGGACGCGGGCACGGTGACGCCGCGGATGCGGGTGCAGCGGATCAAAGGCCAGGGCCTGCACCTCACGGACCGGCTCAAGACGAAAGGCAAGCGAGCGACGCTGCAACTGCCCTCATTCGCGCTGGACATGCTGCTGCGGCGCCGAATAGAGCAGTCGGCGCCGAACCCCCACAACGTCGTGTTCCCGTCGCTGAGGGGCACGCTGCGGGACGTGTCAAACATGGAGCGGCAGTGGCGCGACGCGCGGACGCGTCTCGGGTACGGGTGGGTCACGCCGCACACGTTCCGTAAGACGGTGGCGACGATCGTCGCGAACGCACTGGATGCTCGCGCTGCCGCTAGCCAGCTGGGTCATACGACGTCGGCCACGACGGAGCGGCACTACATCGAGCGGTCGGTGACGGGGCCTGATGCGCGGGCGCAGTTGCAGGCGTTGGCCGGCGGTGATTCCGATTCGAATTCGTTGGGTTAACGTTGGATCGGCGCCTGTAACCAGTATTTATAGATGATGCCCTGACCGCGTCTCCGCAGGTCAGGGCATCAATTCTGGCTCCCCCGGCTGGACTCGAACCAGCAACCGTTCGATTAACAGTCGAATGCTCTGCCAATTGAGCTACAGGGGACCGTTGTCATCTGGCGACCGACAAACAGTACCTCACCTCGCTAGACTAGGCCCAGCCACCCCCTCATTAATGGCGGAAGCCACCACGGAAGGTCCCTGGAATGCGAAAGCTGCTCATCATTGCCGCGTTCGGCGTCGGCTACGTAGTCGGCACGAAGGCCGGCCGCCAGCGTTACGAGCAGATCAAACGGCTCTCGCGTCAGGTCGCCGACAATCCCAAGGTTCAGGGTGTCGCGGGTCTATTGGAGGCTCAGGCGGAGGGCGTGGTGGACACGGTCCGCGCGAAGGTTCTTCGTGATCCTGCTGGCGACCTCTAG